CCGCCTGCGCCGCCACCGCCGCCGCCGCCTCCACCACCTCCACCACCTCCACCGCCGTGTACCCCATTGAGCGCGTCGATATGCTCCTGCCCGCGCGCGTCGACCCACATCCCTCGGTAGGGATCCCAGCGCGACCCCGGAGGCGCCCCCGCTCGTTCACCAAGGGGATCGTCTTCTTCGTAAAAGGTGATGCCCTCACCAACATCTTCCAGCCCGCCGAGGAGGCGTTCATACTCCTCATCGGAAACGTTCCGGCCGAGGACTTCTGAATACGTGGTACCCATGACTACCTCCCACGTCCCGGTACGGCCCGGCTCGGGGGCCGCGACGAGAGGAAGGTCGCAAGCTGTTGCGGGTCATTCACCGGGGCAAAGGCCCTCTCCGTCGCGGAGCGTGACAGCGGTGATGTCGGTTGACTCATTGAGAGCCGATCGCCACTGAGATTGGTTTGCCCTGGCGGGGTCGTCCCCGGCGCCCCAATCGACGCACTCGCGTGATAGGCCTGTTGTGGCACGGACAACCCGAGAAACGCCCCGAGCTGATCCAGGGCCGCCCGTGACGCTTGCCGGTAGGGATCCGCACGGGCTTCGCGCTCGCGCACCAGTTGCCGTTGATACTCCCGCTCCGCTTCGGCGGCTTCTTCAAGTTGGCGGCGATACTCCGCCTGCTCACGCTGGAACACGCGTTCCTGCTCAGCAGCATTAAAGGCCTTCTCCTCGGACCCCCCAGGGCCGTAGACCGCTTCCCACTGGCGTTGGTTTTCCTGGTCGCGCGCCTTTTCGAGGTCCAGGGCTTCTTGTGTGCTTTGACGGGTGGCGCGGGTGGCCTCGCGGTTGGCCTGTGCTTGCTTCTTCGCGCCATAAATCTGACTGCCTGCCTGGACACCTGCGACGATAATTGGGATTGCTGCTGGCATCGTCCTACCTCGCTACTGGCAGCGCAAAGTGCTCACCGGGTAACCGTGTGCCGCCGTATTTCGTGATCATCGTCGTGACCTCCGGCGTGAGCGACGTGGTCACGAGTACCGGCACCTGCCAGGCCTGCGCCCGCGCCCGCATCATCCGCACAAGCCGCGCTCCGATCCGCGCTGCCTGCCTGTGCCGCCGGTACTGTGGAGCGATCCAGAGACACTCCGCATGGGGCATCCGCGTCAGCATCCATGTCCCCACAATCACCCCACCGTCTTCGACCACCAGCACCTGCACATGCGCCGGGTCACAGTGCGGCCAGACCTGCTCCAGTTCCGTCCCGATCAGTCGCGGCCACTCCTCCGGGGGTAACACCCGAGACGTCAGGCCGTGACCCGCTCCAGCACCACGTCCAGCCGATACGCCATCGCCGTCCCCCCGACACTCGCGTACGTCGTCGCGTAGCTCACTGGACTCGCCTGATCCACCTGAATCACCCACACGTTGCTGTCCACCGTCCCCGTCGTGTTCCCTGTTTGTGCGGTGCCGCTCAGGCTGCACGACACCCCCCCGCTCGTGAACGCAATCGACACCTGGAGGCTGCTGAACGTACTCGCCGCGGTCGTGACCCGCGCGTACGTCGAGACGCGATACAACCCCTCCGTTAACGTGGGGGTCGAGAGTGCCGTGGTGCCGATGCTGGCGGTTTGCCCCGTCAGCGCGGGATTCGTCCCGACCCGGCTCGGGGTCGCGTTGACCTGTGTCGTGAGCCCCAGAAACCATCCGAACCACCCTTCGCTCAGATACGGACTCTGCCGCTCGGTGACCGGGGTTTGAATCGGTATCGGCGCGAGATCCATTCATGCGGCCCCCACCCGGACATCCACATACAAGTCCAACAACCGCCACGGGACGGGATCGGTCATGGTCAGCTCGGGGACATTGTTGCGGCCTGCTCCACAGGTATGCCACCGTACCCGCGTCTGGAACGCCCCCGCCACCCCTGCCGACCGGCTGCGCTCCGCCCCATACGTCTTCCCCCCGTCGTGACTCATGCGCATCTGAATCTGCGGGGTCGAGCCTTGCCCACTGACCAACCCTAACCCTGGCTCGAGGTGGCATTGGAGTCGGTCGAGAAACAACAGCCGTTGCTCCTGCTCGAGAATCGGCGGAATCCGCAGTCGCCGTAACACCGCACCATCCGCCCCCGTGGCACTGGCGGTCGTCATCTCGTAGATCGTGCCATTCCCGGCATGCAGGACCAGGTGCTTTCCGAAGGCCTCCGCGTGATACTGCGGGCCGAATTCGGTATACACCCCGTCATCCCAACTCCCCCGCTCGTGCCACGCCCGCTCCGTGCGGTCATAGACCCAGGTCGCGTTGGCGGAGGGGAAATTGAGCACGTAAAACTCGTGCCCGTCCTCCTGATAGTCGTAGGCCACGGCATCCGAGATCCGCGTGTAGCTCTTGATGGCGTATTCGATCGCGTCGGTACTGACGACCGTCGGGGTGTACCCGAGGGCTTCGATCACCTGTCCCTGACCACTCCGACTCCGGGCAAGCCACATGACCGCGGATCCCACGGCCCCCACCGAAAAGGGCGCCGCAATCCCGTAGGGAAACTGCACCCCCGACACCGGGGCAAACGGAAACGGCGCCGTCCCCGCGTTGTACCAGACCTCGGACGTGTCTTCCCCGAACAAGTAAATGCCTGGGTATCTCACGAGTAACGCCTGCCAGGGATCTGGCGCGGTCGACCGCTGCGCGATTTGCGTCCCGTCCCAGGTCGTCCCATCCAGCGAGTCGGATATCTTGAGGGTGGAACTGTTGATGTCGAGGGCCACGAAAAACCCGTCCATCATCCCGCCCATCGTGACATCACTCACTTCCGTGGTCAGGACGTTGGTCGAGAGCGTCAGGATGTAGCCCGTATCCCCGCTGATAACGAACAACTCATCTCCGCCATCCCCATTCGTCGAGAGGCTTGCCGGGTACTGATCGACGGCAACGGTCCCGCGACTCGTCGTAGTGCCGTCGGCAAACACTTCGTAGAGCGTGGGACCGATGACGGCAAAGCACCGCCCCCCGGTCGCAATGATCCCCCGTCCTGGCGTTGTGGGCGCACTGGCGAAGGCACGTAGCCCCGGACTCGGATAGAGCGCGTAGCGATCCGTCGGCAGCCGGTGCGGGTAGCAGTTGACCGACCGGGCCGGTGACGCGAGGACGCTCTGGCTCTGGGTCGAGGGTCCGGCAAACCCCGGCCAGCGCATCTCAAAAGCCTCCCGACTCGAAGCGTGCGCGGGTCATCGTGCCCCGAAACGCCAACGGGACATCCACCGGCATCCCCCGCAACCGGGTATTCGCCCGCTTCACGTTGGCGAGGGTCTCCGCGGCGACTCGTCCGAGACGCGCATCCGGGCTCGCCGCCGGATAGTACGGCGCGAGTTCATTCGCGAGGTTCCAGACAATCGCTCGCCGGTAGGCCGGCGGAAAGGTGTAGTCCGTGCTCTGATCGGCAAACTCCGTCAACGCCGTGGGGGTGTAGAGCACAAGTTGCGTCGTGCCGACCGTGGGAATCGGGTACACGTAGATCAATCCCAGCCCAGCACTCCAGGCGTGGTCATACCAGATTGCCTTCGTCAGACTCGACGTGAGCGTTTTCTGGACAATCGTGCTGCGCTCGTCGTCCTGCAAGACCCGGATCGGGATTTCCGTGGGGGTGGCGGCACTGGTGTCGAGAATCAACCCCGCATGATCGATCCAGACTGGCCGGACGATGTTGATCGCCCCCCCGGTCCCAATGCTATAACTGGCCGTCGACGCCGTCAGTGTGTGGGCCGTCCGAGTGAGGACATAGACCGACTGCCGCTCGACGCCAAGGGCGTCGATCCACTCGTTGAGCACACTCAGGCCCAACGCGCCATCTTCTGCCGTCGGGGCTTCTGTGGGGTCGTTGACCCCGAGGAGCCGTAACGCCCGAGTAATGACGTCGTTGGCGGTCATCTCACATCCAGAAGAGGGCGCGGAGCAGCGTCGCGGTGGTACTTGTGCTATTCACCCGCTTGGCCTTCACAGGCAGAATCTGCCCAGCAATACAGGTGAAGGCAATCGTGGTGTCATCCTCGAAGACCGCGACAACCACTCCGGCCCCTCCGACATAGACCGCATCGCAGTAGCCTCGGTTAACAGTCGTCGAGAAATTCACCGTATCGCTGGGGGTAATCACCAGCGCGCGGTTGAACGGCAGCGGTTTCAGCACACTCATGTCAGTCTCCCCGTCGTACACAAGGCCACTCCCGCCACGGCGGGATACATCTGGAGTTCCGTCACCGTGTCGACGGTCGGCATCACCATCCGCGGCAGCAGCGCCGCCCCGATCAGGCTCAGCCCGCAGACCGGCAGCCAGCGCACCCCTGCGAGGATCAGCCCGAGGCCGAGCAGCGGCCACCCCAGCCCAAAGACCACCGGATCGTGATCCAGCGTGAACCCCACCGGCCACACCAACAAGCCGCCCATCCGCCCGATCATCCCGGCCATCTCCCAGAGATGCGTCCCGAACGGGGCTGCCATCCCCGGCCCCAGCCGCATCCACCGCTCGACCAGGGGCAGGACGGCCCAGGCTGCCCCCACAGCCGCGATCGCCAGGACGATGAGTCCGACGACCCGTCCCCGCCCCCGACGCTGCCACAGGCCCACCAGGGCCACCGGGAAGGCCATCAGGCCCACTTCTTTCGTCTGTGTCGTCAGCAGCACCATCCCGAGTAGGAGACTCACGCCGAGCAGGCTCGCCCCCCAGGACGCGAGCCCCCCGACCATGACCCCGAGTGCGAGGGTCACCAGCAACCCCATCGTCAGGAGGAGATCGCCCC